TATTAGCCGTTAAGGTTAATTTACATACTTGATTTGTTGTTAAATCCCAATCTTGAGTAGCATCAAAGGTTAGTGTTGTTGCGTTAAAGTTTTGTTGGCTTGTCCATTCTTGAGCAGTAGATAATGAAACAGCACTTGTGGTTACTGAACCAGTTGAAAGCGTGAGAATACTAATCCACGCTGAATTAGCCGCGTTTCTTTGCTTCAATAAATCGTTTGCTGTATCCGCCCACAGCATATAAGCATAAGTAGTTGTTGGTGCTGTCGCACTACTGTTATTACTAACAATCGCACTAAATGCGTTGTTCAAATCAGAACGAGTATTCGCACCATTTTGATTCGCAATGACATAATCGTGAATAGCCATTTATTTGCCCTCTATAAAATTAAAAATAATTGTATCATATTAATACCCTCTGCTCAACCAATTGAACTTTATGTCTTGTGGTGAGCCAGTACCGTTGCCTTGATAGAATGTAACATCAAAACCAGTCTTGGTTTCATTACTTAATACCATTCTATCGTTCTGGTCTAAATCACAGCCAGTAATACCAACTGATGGGATAGCATAAAATGATGATGGATAAGTAATTGACTTTGTTCCAACACCAGATTGTAAAGCATTATCGCCTTGTACTCTGTCTGGAATATCTACTGAAACAGACAATGCTGTAACATTGATTTGATGGTCAGCATCAGATGATGTCGCTTCAACTTTAAATTTCAATGCTCTGGCTGAATAATCAGCAACCGTAAACTTCGCCCACGAACCCCAAGTCGGACTTCCAGATGGGTCGTCAGTAGTTGTAGCCACATATAAATCTAAATTAACATCAGATGGAACATTGTCAAAATCAGTCCAAGTATCCATTAATGTTGTTCTATCGTCCATAGTATCACCAACAACAAACGCACTAAAGGCTATCTCTGCTGTCGCTCTACTTGTATATGTCGCACCTAAATCTAAATAAGTATCAAACTCATAAGTACCAGAAGTATCTAATCCACCAATAGCATCTAATAATTCCCAGTCGTCCATTGATTCAGTAACACTATCAAGCAATGTATCGGCTTCAAACTTCAATACATTATCAACTGCCACCATATTGGTTTTCGTTCCAGTAAATGATGGTTCTTGCGTAGAAGTTGCCACCGCATTCATTTTGATAATATCGGGTACAGTAGTTGAGACAAAACTAGAAGCGTTTACACTTTCATTAGAAGTTGAATCAACAAACTTAGCCATATAAGTACCAGTCAATAACGGCAATACAGCAGTTGTACTATGACCAGCAACAGCAGAACCAATATCAGTAGAACTTTCCCAAGTAGCACCACTCGTTAGATTTGAATGTCTAAAGCGTACTTTACCACCAGTTCTAACATCTAAATCTGTGGCTAAATCCCACGATAAATGAGCATAACCACCTAAAGCAATAAACGACAAACCATCTACATCTACTGGCGGTGTAGTTAAACCAGCAATAGTAATATTATCAAGCGTTGACCAATCAGAACTAACGCCCATTGAATTAATTGCTCTTACTCTAAAATCGTATAAATCGGGGTCTGCGTCATCAAGTCTTGCCGTTAAATTACGGGTTGTTGTTAAATGCGTATAAGTGCTTGATCCATTTAAACGCCATTCAACCTCATATTCACGAACAAAAATATCTTTAGATGCTTTCCAATCTATCGTTACTCTTACCTTAACACCAGCACCGCCAATAGTTGAATACAAGGCTTCACTTACTGATAAAGCAGTTGGTGCTATTACAGTTAAAGCATCTGGTAAGTTAGTGTTTGGTGCGGCATCAGTAGCACTAATTGTGCCAAAGTCATAAGCAGTCGCATCATATTCCATAGCAAGAATACGAACCTCATCATCATTTTGCAAGGTGATTCGCATTACTCTGAATAATTTACCAGAGTTTGAATTAAGCGTATCCCAACCAGTAGTAGCGTGTTTAATATAAACAACATCGCCAACCTCTGTTCTTAAACCCTCAATCGTTGATGTGAACTCGCACATAATCTGCTGTCTTGATTGATTAAGATTGATTGTAGTAATCATCTTGGCACGATCAATATCAGAGGTGAATGGTAAGTCTATTGTCTTTTCTAATAATAAACCGTTATCGCTTGTTCTTAATGTTGTTGAATCAATGATTGCCAAGTCTGGCTGCCAATTCCTATCTGGATTAAAGAAGTTTGCTCTAATTCTATTGAATTGATTATTCTTATTGCCAAGACTAATATTCCAAGCACCAACAATGTTATCTTCACTAAAGGTAAAGGCGGCAGTTTCAGCCTTATCAATTACTAACTTATACTTACCGCCAGAGAAGATCAAGAACCCTCTACAAGCCGTTAATAACTTCTTCAAAATATCCATTGAACCATTAGAAGTATTAACTACACCGTTACAAGTATATCTGTCTTTACTAACACCACCAATTGTTACATTTTCTTCACAATAGTTAGCGGCAGCATTAAATGAAGTGTCATCTATTAGAGATGTTTCAATTCCACGACCATATCTGGTGTTTGTTAAATAATCTCGAATACATAAAACTGGATTGTTACTCCAAGCAGTAGTTGATGTTCTTGGGTCATAAACTTTAGTACCTTTAACATCGGCAGTAATTGTTGGCAAACCAGAAGCATAAACATCTTGGTCGAACTTCAACTTAACATAAAGATATGATGTGCCTTTTAATTGATGATTAGTAGTCCAACCAGTAACATCACTAACCAAATTAGAGTCTGCTGATTGAGTAGTTGAACCAGTATGTGTATATGTATCTAAAAAGCCAGTAAACTTTGAATCGGTTGATAAAACATCATTCAAATAAATATTCTCGAATGAATCAATTTCACCCTCTGATACCGCTAAAACAATATTCAGATATTCATTATCAGTACCAGTAACTTCAAGAAGAATACGAGTACCGCCGACTTTACGCTGACCATATACAACTGGAATTGGTGCATCGTTTGCTTGTTTGTTAATAAGCATACCTGCCGCAGCACTCGCACCACCGCCACCAGCAAAGTCTGGTTGTGTGGGTTCTTCTGCTAACGCCCCAGTAACAGATGATGCTACAACAGCACCAGCCACCGCACCACCAATAGCGGCATAAGTAACTGTTCCAAACGCAACAGCAGAGAACGCTGTTGTCATTAAATAACTTTCAACAACAGTTGATGCTGCCATTCCAGCGACTGCCCCAACGACTATTGCCATCTTAATACCTCTGTTATATTAGGCACTTTAAATATGTTCACAATTTCAACACCAATATCATCACGAACAATAGCCACCTTACTGCCAATACAAACCGCCACTGAACGCCATTTCTTTTCGTGGGCGAGTCTTTGTTCCATAACAATAACATCACCAGTTTGGATATGACTTAATTCAACTGTTTCAAAGCCTAATTTTTTTAATTGTTCTGATAAATCACCGTTCTTTTTAGCGTACTTCCAAGCACTTGCTTGTGAGTGCCATAAGCCAGTATATTTATCCCTTAATTCTGTTCCTTTCATCGCATCAATAGCACCAGCCACGAACAAAGGACAATCGTTATAACCAAATTCAAACGGCTTACCTAATTGTTCTTGGACATACTCTTGTAATGCTATCTCGCTACTTGGATTCAATTTGGTTTACCCCAGATAACATCTTTAACTATTTGAGATGCGAACTCAAAACCTTTATCACCACTAAAATGAATTTGTTGTTCTTCATTATTAGTATGTCTGCCAGTCTTACGAGAGAAATCAACCCACGAATTAGTAGCACTAACTGCCACAGATGATTGACCACCCTCTGGATTTTCACTAATCGTTGGCGTATCCATACGACCCTCAAAGATTAATACTGGGTCAATTATTAATGTTTCAGAATCATCTAAAAATGCTGTGTATATCTTTACTGTGCGGTCTATATAGTTCTTGTTTAAGACTTTACTTATCCATACCTTGTCAATACCAGATAGAGATAAAGTAACTGTTGAAACCATAACCTCTGCGGCTTCTTCAATATCACTAAACCCCATAAAATGACCAACACCAGCATAATCATTACCGCCATAAGTGATAGTCTTATAAGCATCAGTCATATAAACCGTTTCATCATCAAATATAACTTGAACTAAATGAACGGGTCTGTTTTGAAGTTTAACAACCTCTGTTTGAAACGCTGAAGTTGAACCTCTATCAGCCACTATACAACCTCAACTAATTTGATTGAGAAATTAACTAATTGTTCCACGCCAACTGACATCTCTTGAGTATCTGCGGCAAACGCCATAGTAAACGGAACATCATTATAAGTAACGGTTTCATCATCAACTAAAGCACTTAACAATGGTGGTTCAATAGTCAATGTAGTCGAACCATCAGCAGTCAATGTATAAACCTTGTCGTGTCCACTAAACTTAATGAAATCACCAGCCTTTAATGTTCCAGTCAAACCATCACAAGTTATTGATGTACTTCCAGCAACATATCCAGAAGCATTATTAACTAACAATGTTCCAGTTGCCGTGCCAGATGTGTCTTTATAAATTGGTGGTTGGTATGTGAATGTGCCGTATTGTCCTTGTTGAGAATTAGCAAACGCCCATAATGGTGCGAATGTTGTTCTGTTCATTGGTGGATAACCTGCTTCGATTAGCCATCTTTGACCACCTCTACGCCTTGCTTGTCTTTTCAATGAATGAGTTAGACTTGTCAATGTTGGACTAATGCCAGTAATCTTTACTGAACTTGGATTTGGTGTTGTTGGAAAACTCATAATGCTACTGACCTACCGTTTCTATTAAATGCTTCACGAACTACGCCAACAATTGTAGCACGGTTTTTAACCATACCTTGTTGGAATGATTGAGAATCAAATGCTTGTACTTGGAATGTTATATTGGCAACTTGTGTATCACCACCACCACCAACTGCCATACCAGCGTTCATAGCATCTATTGCTCTGGCATTTCTTGCCGCACCAGCACGATTAACTACTGCTTCGCCAACTTGTAACTTAGCAAGTCGTTCGTCTGATCTAAAGCCTTGATGGAATGATGGTATTCTCGTTGAACCAATAGCACCACCAGTATGTTTAGTTGTAGGCGGATTAGAAGAAGTTCCACTATCAAAGAAATCACCAAGAAAACCAGCAATCTTCTTTCTTACTTGAATACGGATTAAATCCGCAATGATTGAACGTGCCATATCTTTGAAAGATGTTTTAACGCCCATCGCCATATTGACAAAGGCATCTTCCATATTTTGAGCAATCTTACCACCTACTTTGCCGAACTCTGCTTGTTGTTTCTTGGCATCTTTACCAGTCTTAATGTATTCTTCTAATCCGCCTTTAACACCGTCCCACATACCCTCGTTCGCTGCGACTGTTTCTTTAAGTTTCTCGTGTTCTTCTCTGGATAGTTTGATTTGCTCTTTAACATAATAATGAGCATCACCATATTTAGTTAATCCCTCTACTTGTTTATCAATAATTGATATTTGTCGTTCTACTGCTTCTTTATGACTTCCAGTAGCAATAGTTAATTCTTTGACTAATGATATTCTAAACGCTGATAAATTTGCTAATTTCTGTTCTGTTGAAGTTGTTCTTTTTGAGTATCATTTAATACAACCATCTTTTCTTCAAAGATACCAAGATATTCACCAAGCGTACCTAAATCACCAACTACTTGTTTAATTCCAGCAGCAATAAATAAGATGACATTCTTAAATGTTTCAGCAGCATTAGCAGCAAAAGAGAAGCCTTTACCATCACTACCAAGCGTTATAAGTGTTGTTCCTAATTCAGTAAATGAGTTATTGATCTCGCCTATCATCTCGTGATATTCTTTGAACTTAGAAGCGTCCATTTGGCGTTGGGATTCTTGTACTACTTCATTAACAAGCCTTAACTTTTCTTCCCAAGACTTAGTCTTTAAGTCTAATGTGCTTATTTCATCACCAAGACCAACATACTTTTGCTCTAATATATCAACAACAAAACCTTGTGCTTCACCAGTCTTGGCTAACATAACAAGATTGTCGTGTAATGTTTCTGCTTGTTCGTGTGGGAACGCGTAACCTAAAGCAATGGCTTGAGTAGCCAAGTCTTTCATTTGTTCTTCATTAAGTCCAGCAGTTTGAGCAGACTTTAAGAATCCAGCGACTTGTTCGGCTTGTATTTCTGTGGCAAGTGATGTTTCCATCGCCCACGCCTTTTGAGCCTTTGTTAAGCCAATAGATGCTCTTTCAAATGATACTGCGGCAGTAGTTGCTTTAACAACTGAAGCACCAACAGCAATCCAACCAAGTTTCATCTTGGATAACATACCATCGGTTTGTTCGCCAGTTTGCTTACTGGTCTTGCCTAAGTCTTTGGTCTTTTTCTCAACGCCTTTGATTGCTTTCTCGGCTGGTTTGCCTTTAGCAATAATATCAAGTTCAATTCTTTCATTAGCCATCGTCTTGTTCCTTATTTGCTTGGATTTTGTATGCTAATAGTGTACCAATTTCATTCATTGGTAAGGCGTTAATTTCAGATATGGTCTTATGAAGTTCAAAAGCAAGATATGCCTTTGCCTTTAGCCATTCATCTTTTTTAATGCTTCTTGTTGTTCCTCTACTATATCGCTTACAGATTTAAGACCCATAACTGCTGCTAAGTAACTAGCAGTTTCATAGGTAATGTTATCTTTAATCCATTGTATTTTAGGTAAATCAGTAAAAACACGAGAGCCGTCTTTATCGAGTAACTGGAAATAGATAATATGACATCGAAGTAAATCATCATCATAGTAAGTTAATTCAGTTGTTGATCCGTCTGTTTCTTTAATATTCTTGGTTTTCTTTGATAACTCTAACGCTCTTGCGTGGTCATCTCCAGACATAATGCGATAATAGATTTGATGTATCTTTCCATTAACTACCATATCAGCCGAACGAATATCTTTAGACTCTTTCTCTAATGCTTTTAATAATTTATCCATAATTGAAAAAGGGCTAATTAAAGCCCTTTAGTTGGTTTTCGCTTATGCGATTGTTACTGCCCCAGTACCCTCAAAATTAAAGGTAACTTCTACAATACCATTCACATCGTTAGTAACGCTTTGACCAGTAATGATTGCTGAACCAGAATACTTATCGTATGAACCAGTACCACCACCCATTTGTAAATCAAGAGCAACGCTTGAACCAGCGGTTAAGCCAGTTTGTAACGCACCCTCTGCTGTGCCAGAAGCATCAAAGATTGCTGTGATTGAACCAGACCACGCATTAAGCGTAGCAGCAGATTCTTTCCAGCCAGATGAACCGAAGTCGGTAATGTCAGCAGTTTCTTGACTGATGTCTAAAGACCACGCTTTCGCGTTTCCCATAGCACCAGAAGCCACTGTTACACTACCAGTATGTCCTATAATTGCCATTATGTAACTCCTTGTTTAATTGTTGTAAATGTAATCAAATATCCACGCTCTTGTTGTTCAACATCAACCGTAACTTCATCAATACTTTCATCTCTTGTCGCATCAAGAATTGCTTTCATCTTCTTATCGGTATAAAGTCTTTCATCTAAGAACAATTCAAACTGTTCTAATAAATCATAAACTTGTTCACCGAATGATGACCGTTCTTCATTAATACTATAAGATTTGATTGATTCACGAAACTCACGATTATTGACCGTGTCATTCTTTGTCAATTTATAGCCTTTTGTTTTAAGCAGACTTATCATTTGACTAATACCACTTGATTTGACAGTTTTTCTTCTGAATCATCAATAGTACCATCTTCATCAGTATCGTAATCAGCCTTTATTGTAGTCAACTCACTTTCGTAGTTTTCCTTAAAGACTAAGTATGATTCGTGATAAATATCATCAGTATCAGCATCTTGTCGTTTAGACATACAGATTAACTCTAAGCACTTGGTCAAATGAAGTTCTTTCACTTGAGCAGTTGTTAAGAATAAATCAATGTCTAANCCTCTATTACGNAANTCNTTNTTNATAATGTCATAAGCACGATCAATATAAGTTGTGTAATCAAGATAAACGATACCAAACCCAGTAGATGAATCCACCGCATTTGATACCGCACCGAAACCGAATGTACCAGTTGAATCAGTATAAGAAGTAACAGTCGCATCAACACCAGCATTATCACCAGTAATAAAGCCAATAGTAGCACCAACTATCTCTGCTTGAATCAAGTCCGTTAAACGGGCAGATACAAGTGTTGTAGTTGAGCCACTGTCAGCCTTTTCATAGTGATCAGCCAATATTGGTAGTGCCGCAATNATGTCNGCATTTTTAAGCACCCAAGCCATTGTTATACCTCGTCAAAACACGCCAATTCTTTCATAGAATCGAAGTGTCCTTTCTTAGATAAAGTAATGATGTCATACTTTTTATAAGTATAGATACCACCATCAATGCCGTGAGAGCCATCACGAAGTGCTTTCAATTGATATTTAGCAGAAGTCTTTTTAGCATCTGCTTTTTTACTTACTGCCTTTGTCATTTGATTAAACTCCAGTTAATACGCGAAGTGCGTTCTGATCGATAACGCCATACTTCAAAATTCCATGCCAACCTACGTTAATTTTTCTATTTAAATTATCATTACCCTCAGCAATAACAAGCATTGGATTCATAGCAACAGCCTTACCAAGTGCGTTCATACCGAAACAAACAGCAGTACCAGCCGTAACATTAGAATCTTCAACAATAGTAAAACCCTCTAAAGCACCAACGATGCCAGAAGTCGCTTGACCAATATCTGTGTTTTGAGCAATAGTAATGTAATCACCTTTAATATCAGATACTTGAGCTGGATTAACAAATGCTACAAAACGACCATCTGGGAACTTAGCGATACCAGCGTTAGCCAAAGCAGTATATGCTTCACGTAAGTCTAGGTTATCTAAAGTACCAGCAGTATCAGCAGCGATAGTATTAGTACCAGCTTCAAGAGCAGCAAGACCTAACTTGTCGGTTGTTTCACCAAGGTTTACACCAACTAATTCAGCAGATGCTAAGTCAGCTTTACCAGCAGTAGCAATATTAGCCAAGCTAGTTGAAGTGATTACCGCACCATATTCAGCCATAGTTAAAGTAACTTTGGTGTCAGTCATTGTTGTTGATGTTGCTTCAGTACCGTCAGTTAGTGGCGTAG